GTACCCATGCTTGATTCGACGACAACCACATGACTGCATATAGCCAGAGGTTAATGATCCAGTCGATGTGATTACCACAGTTCCGCAATCGCATTGAGCCGACCACATAATACGAGGGCTCTTGTTCTTGCCTACGGATTGGCGACCAGCTGGCCATAAAGCGAGCAGTCGATTGAACCTCTGGCATGCTAGATCATTGCGGATTCCATGGCCGTTGTATGGCCCTCGTTTTGGAAATGTCATCCCGTCCTCCTCCATACAGTCCCATTTGATTTTATCTTAAGATAAGAATACTGGGCTGTGAGATGGTACGGTCCTCCCTCTACTCCGGTAAGCGTAAATGTATTGCCATCAGCAGAAATCTTCGTAAAACTGATTTCCTGATTTTGGTTGGTCTGTCCCGTCGTACCGCTCAAGCCTGGCGATGGAGGCGCTTCCGTATAGTTTCCTGCCGAGGTATCCACTTCCCTCATAGGCACTGACTGCTGGGTTTCCAGTTCCCAATACTGCAGGGGCTGCTCCAGTTTAGCGAACCTCAGCGGCGGAGGACGGCGCGTGCTCTGTGTGGTCGCCATTATGACACTTTACGGAATTGCTCTGACAACCTTTCGCCAGACTTGTATATGGGCTCGCCGTCACTACTGGCTTCTAAGTAAGCATCAATGATTCGCCAAGGAATCGGGTCCGTCCAAGTGAGTTCCCAGACTCGTTTCCGCGCTCTACCCAGTTGGTGCTTGTGTACGCGAGTCATGAACTCCCCAGCCTGCCCACAATCAAGGTTGTGTGTGTTTCCCCAAGTCTTGCCGCCGTCATTTGACCAGCGGAGCATAACCTGTGGGCCGCGCGGCTGACCATTGCCATCAAGGAGCGGGGGTATCGGCCCAAGTCCCGTCTCTATGGAGAATTCGATGTGGCTGAAGTAAATCCATTTGTTCTCTGCCGAGATCGTAGGACTGCGCCGCAATCCCCTGATCGCATTTCCGAAATCCGTGTCTAAATCAATCGACATCTCGTAGATGTTCCCGGAAGCCCAATCGCCGACGAGGTGTTTGCCGAAGTTGAACGTATGGGAAGTCGAGCGGTGGGCCGTGTACGACGCCGTAGCTGCCTGCCAAAAGCCCCGTCGGTGCCACAGTGAAGTCGAGAAGTCATATACCCAAGTCGTGTTAGCAGTAGGAAAGCGGATCACCCAGAAGTTGTGCCCTTGATCCTGGTAGGCATAAGAAACTGCGTCGGATATCGTCGCATAGCCTTGCCAAGAGAACTCCACGGCCAGTGTTGAGATGCGGATGCCGATATATGACCCCATCATCTTAGCCACGCCCTGCCCTCGGTCGTTCTGCTCGATCCAGCAGATCGTGTCGTTCGCATGCACGGTGCCAAACGTGGCTGCGCACCCATCTTCGAGAAACGCTCCTTGGATGGGTATGAACGGCGGAAAGCCGGAGCCGCAGTTGTAATAGGCAATGGTTTTCTTTCCAGAAAGGAACCAGACTTCGCGGTGATCCACCTTTAGAGACACGATGTCGTCCGGGAAATAGGAAATCGTTGAGATGAATAGGCCGCTCCAAGTAGTAGCGTCTTCCAGGTTCGATACTTGGAAGGTGTTCGAGTTCTGTATGGCCGCGATGAAATAACCGTCGCAGAAGTCGATTTGCAGAACAGGGCCATTAAACTGCGCCATCTCCACGGCAAAGAAGCTGTTCGCTGGATGCAAGATGCCGCTGGAGTCTGTGAAGGCCGTGAGCACGAACACGAACAGGTCGCCATTCGAGAGGATCAGCAGATGGGTTTGGCAGGAGAATATCTGAGTGGGAGTCAGGGGAGGGCCGTTCAGCGTCCCCCGGACGAATTCGTCGCCATTGCCAAGGAGTTCATAAAACTTCGCTGCCGCCACGAACGAGCGCCCATTGACGGTAAATAGGGCAGACACCGCAGTTTCATTAAACAGCGAGTAAGCCACTTTGAGGCCGGGACAATGCATCAGCGTCATGGCTGTTGTTGCTCCAACGCTTTCTGGCTGTTCGCAGTAAGCATTAAACAACTGTTCGGCATCCGCAATCGGGGATTGCAGCGTGTAGCTTGGCCCGCAGAATCCGAATCTTCCCAAGCTTAGGTCACTCTCAGGTTCTTCAGTTGCTTCAGTACTGGCACGATGAACTTCACTGCGAACGTCGCCGCAGGCAAGTCTATAGAAGCGCGATCAATCTTCACCGTCTGCCAGCAGGCCGATTTCGAGGCATCCGTCTTCTCGCTCGGGTCGTGAACGCGGATCGTGAGCAGCAGTTCATCGGCCATCAATTGCTCTCAGTTTCATCGGCTGAAAGACTAAGCGAATGCGGTTGGCACGCGAGACACAACGGCAGAGGTCACGGGGTTGTTCACAGCAAAGACACAATGCTCCCTTGGCTTCCAGATGCGCCTTAAGTGACGTGTCCAAGAAGTTCCTGACCTGTTTTAGTTCTATGGTGGAGGATTGCATGTCTCAAAACGACCTGTTCAAATAGTTAAAGGTTGTGCTCCGCAAATCCTCGTCTGCTCCCGGTATCCCGGAATCTCGCGTCTGCATCCGGGGCACTTCGCTGTTGTTGTTGAAGACTGCCGCCCGCGCTGTTGCAGCCAGCATCGGCAAGGATGCCTGCGGTTGCCCACCCAATGTCTCAGCGAGACTCAGCATCAAGGCATTGCGGTAAGCCGGAGGCAATGTTTCTGGACCACCGGGACCGCCCAGAGGATCAGTGATGCTGGAGTACTGCGACAGTAGGCCCCAGACTTCCAGTTCCGTCTGGTAAGCAACATTCGGGACCGGCCAGTAATACAACTCGCCGTTGGGGAAGGCGGGATTGTAAAACAGGTCGGTGGGCTGCTGGCTGGTCAAGCCTTGGATGGTCTGCTCGATCCACCATTGCTTGTCGCGCAAATTCAGAGGAACAGACACAGCCGGATTGACATTGTTTAGAACGATGGTCGCACCGACAACCTTCACCGGGCGTTGCGGAACGGAGAACGTTGCGCCGACAGCGGGCCCAATGGTGTGAGGAGAGAGATTCGGCACCAGCGTGTAAATCTTGAACGTCGAAGCATAGACGAAAGCTCGGCGTGCAGACCAAGAATCCGTCAGATAGTTCATCTTTCGGAATGCCCATTGAGCTGTGTCGGGATCGGGCACTTCGCCCGGCGCACTGATCTCTACTTCAATCAGCGCGTCGGTGATGATGTCCAGCGCAGAATAAGTGAGCGCTGCTTCCGAGGTTGGCGGTGTGATGGGCATAACGTCAGGCCGCGAAAGAGAGCCAAACTTCCCGGCTTTCTTCGCAGAACTTACGCAATCGCTTCAGATTCTCTTGTCGCAAGCGTTCACGCATTTCGCCAGTTACTACGTTGAGCCGCGCCAAGATGGCGGCGGCGTTGGTAGTCGATGCTTTAGAACGGTCATCCGCCCACACAACTTCGTGAGATGTAACCAGAGGGATACCGAGCGTGACCGTATCAGCCGCCGTGATATCGAACGTCTCGGAGAACGATACCTGCATCCCCACATCCGTCTGAGCTAGCGTCCCCAGGAACTCCTCCCGCGTTCCCCAATGATGCTGAATCAAAGGAAACCCGGAATACTTGAACAGTGCTTGAAGATTCTTCAGCACGGCAGCGCCGCCCTGCTCTGTCCGCGAGTTGATGTGAAAGCGCATCCGCTGCTTTGTCTGGCGTGCATGCTCGATGGCCGCCAAGCCTTGAAGCAGTTGGTTCTTGAGTGGGCGGATCGCTCCGAAGCATCCCACGTCGAAGAACCCGGTCGGCATCTTGCTCTCCGTAGGAGCTGCAGGGTAATAGTTCGGCAGATAGGAGACCTTGTGGGCATAACCCGGCCCTACGACGCTGGAGAAATCACGCACGGCATAAAGCGAATTGGCCGAGACGAACACATTCGGCTGGCGAACATAGGCGTTGATCCACTCGATGGCGATTCCTTCGTAGGCAATGAAAGGAATTTCCGAATGGCAACGAACGTACCACTTGACGCCAGGGTGGAGCTTGCGGAGGATGACGAACTTCTCCGGTATAACCCAGAGCGCTTCGACAATGACGATGGTTGGCTTATAGGCTGCGACTTCACGGTCGATGTCGTTGTTGTCGCAGACCTGCACCAGCTTAGCCTGTATGCTTGCAGACCTGAGCATCTGGACGACGAAGAGCGCAGAGTAATACAAGCCCCCAAACGAGTTTGGCGTCCCGTCATACCCACAAGAGCCATCATAGTTTTCGGCGGTACTTGACGATGACCAGGATGCGCGGCATTCAAAGCTATTTCTTCTTTGCGCCGAGCAGCCTTATGGCACAGTCAACTGGGGTTTCGTTGCCGGTTTCCTTCTTGAAGTTGCTTAGCAAGAACCGTTGCAACTTACCAAGTTCCAAGTCGGCCTTTGATGGCTGAGGCGGCGGAGCAGGGAGCTTCGGCGGGTTAGGATGAGTCGTCAATACAGCCGCTGAGGTCATCTTGTTAACGTTCCCAGGTTTGTCGCTCATTGGCGTTTGCCTTTCGCAGGAGCAGCACCCATCGAGTCAGCCAAAGGATCGCTGACCACAGGTTCGGCTTCTGCTTTCAATTGTGGTGGCAGTTTGACGAAACCGCCCTCCAGCGCCTTCTCCTCTTCGGCCTTGTTGAGCACTTTCAGCGTGAGGGGGCGAGAGTGTTCTAGCTCCAACGGCGCCAGATTGGGATTGGCCTCGTTGCGCCTGCGGGTTTGAAGCCGCCGGGCTTCGACAGTCGGGTCTAATTTAACCGGGTGGTACAGCGTCTTCGGATATTCCTGATGCCGGTACGGTTTCCAGCCCTGACTACGTTCCGGGTGATGAATGTCCATCGCTCCAGCCACTTCATTCTTTTGAAGCAGGTTGTTCTGCGTCTCCTGCAACTGATCGAGCAGCAGTTTCTTCCTAATTTCCAGTTCTTCGTAACTCATTCCTGCAGTTGCCATTATGCCTCCTGAAAAACGAGGAGCCGGAGGGATTCCGGCTCCCCTTCTGAATTACTGTCCGTACAAGCCCACCGTCGCCTGCGGCGTGATGAGCGTTTCTGTGGTCGTGCTGCCGACTGTATCCAGAATCTGGATGTAGTCGCCAGCCGCAACTGCCACACCGTGCGTAGTGTCGTTGCAGGTTTTGGCTGCAATGGCAATCGTGCAAGTAATGGCCGTCGCCGTGCCGTTTTTGTAGACAGCGAACACGTTGGCGTTAGCTGCAACGGCTGAAGTCAGCCCTGCAACATACAAGTCCGCCAATTCGCCGGCCGAAGTAACGACATAAGCCAGCACGGGCACGGTTTGGCCAGTACAGCCTAGGTCGTTCAGGTATTCTGCAACGCTCTCAGCCGGACTGCCGCTGTTGCAGTTTGCGCTGATCGTGGTGCGCGAAGCGGTTCCTTGAGAACCAACCCCAGACCGATACCAGTTGCCGTCTGACTTGCAATTAAACCGATAACCGTCCGTGAGGTTGATCCACGGCAGGATAGCTGGCAAGACTGCCGTACCAGCGGCGTTACTCCAGCAAGTTCCGGCCACGTCATAGCCCTGAAACAGATTGGGGCGTCCGACGAAGACAGTCCTTCCTGAAGCATGCCCTTCGGCCTTCGTGCCATGCGTGCCGCGCGTGACCGTAACCGTGGTTCCGGTCGCAGGAACGGAGTTAGTCACCACGTCCATCGCCTCCGTATCGACCCAGAGCGTCGTCTGCGTGCTTACCGTGGCAGTGACGTTCGTGAGTGATGCGAGGGTGACTTGCGAAGTGATTCCCGAGCCTCCGACAACGTTCGGAATCGCCGTGGAAAGAGTTGTGGTTGAGAGGGTTTGCGCGCCCTGCTGTTGTGCGAACACTTCAGTAGGTTGCGCGAACCAGACCGCGCTTGCTGCAAGGAGCAGGAGAGCGGCCACGAAAAGAACAGGTGTGTTGTTGATCAATTTTTTCATGGTTGTGTTTGCTCCTAACTGCAAGCAATCCTCACTGCGGCGTTGTCCGGGTACAAGGCGCCGAAGCCCAAGAGAACGTCTGCTCTCGTGACCTTCTTGCGCTCGATGGGGTCGAACATCTCCAGTAATGCAATGGAAATGCCCGTGTCGGGATCGGTCGCCCGCGATGACCACTCGCAAGCCTTGGGGATTTCGAGCGGGACGCCAACCATAGCGAAGGCATCTTTGGTGATGGCCATGCCTTGCACGGAGGTTTTCCCATTCGGTGCCGTGGTGCCAGGAAACGGCGTGATGGTTGCTACGTTCAGTGGCAGAGAATCTACGTTCTGATACTGAGATCCCGGTCCAAAGATGGCCGGGGAAATGTTCAGAACGTCCGAGGCACTGCCGCCGCCTACTCCAGTGAATGGAGCGGTGACCACGAACTGTTTCAGCGTGTTCGAGATGTTGGCCAGGTTCTCGGGGTTTACGGCATAGACGCTGCCGATGTTGAAAATGTCCCCTTGGTTAAACGTGTCGCCTGCCGTGCAGTTGATCAACAATCCCGAACCTTGCTGATTCGCTCCGTTGACGGTTACTGCCGTGGCCGCCTGCGTGCCCGCCGTCTGCCGCCAGTTGTTGACTGACTCGTACCAGTCGAAGCCGCTCATCTTGCCCATCGAGCCCTGCTTGTACTGCCGCGAGATTTCCGAAGTAGGGTTGAAGAACGACGCCAACGCCGGAATCAAAGACGTTCCGACGGATGGCGGGTAAATCATGCCCCACTCTCCGTCTTGCGGGCAGCCTTGCTCGATGAGTCTCTGCCGGGCTTGCTGGAAGGTCGTCATTGACGTGGGATCAACTCCCAAGGAGCCGACGATGTTTGAGGTATTCTGCATGGCGAACAACGCGAAACGACGGTCGATCTCGTTTGCCAGTTTTGCCATCAGTTTGTCGATGTACTCTTCCTTGAACCACTCTCGGCCACGCTCCATCTTCAGAGCGCGTTCTACGGAATCCACTTGGAAGTGGATGCCGAAGATTTGGTTGACCGAGACGGTGGTGTAAATGCGGTTGATGGGTTGAGGTTGAAACGCCAAGCCAGACGTGACCAGCCAGCGCTGCGGCAGTTTCACGCGGACGGTTTCGCCGACTGCGTACTCCCGCTCGTATTCTTTCTCGTATTTGTGGGTTGCAAACTGGCAATACACCAGCTTGTTCAAGAGCATGCGAAGTGATTCAGCAGCAACCCAATCTACGAATTGAAAGGTGTTTGCTGTAGCCATTAGCGAGGTCCTTTATCTACGACTGGCCTTCTCGTCTGCCTGATTCTTCAGGCGCATGTAAGTGGCCACGTCGCCTCTTTGCAAAGCCTTCTCCGCTTCGTCTCCTACGGTGGCGCCACGGCCACTTAGTTCGGGAGGCGGAGCGGGGAGCTTCGGCGGTGGAGGATTCGCAGGTGGAGCAGCTTCGGTCTTGGGCTTCGGCTTTGGCGCAGTCAACTCTCTTTCGATCTCTGACAAGATGCGGACTTGCTTGATGGGGCTCACGTGGTTCGTGAATTTCCCAGTCTTCTGGTCAAAATCCCCATAGTTCCAAGTCTTCGTGTCGGGATCGTATGTGCAACCGTAAAACTCAGCGAGAACCTCGGGGTGCTTTCCGAGGTAGTAAGCAACTTCTCCAGGGTTATCCGATTCTTTGATGAACAGATCGGCCGGAGAGCCTGCCGGGATGGGAAGATTCGGGTCAGCAGCCACTTTCAGGAAATCAGGATACTTTTCCATCGCTGGCTTTGACCGTTGAATCACTTCATCTGCGACACGTCGTTGCTCTTCCGTTTGCGTTCTCGCTTGCTCGGCCTTGGTCAAGCGTTCGTCCAAAGCAGACTTCAGGCGCTCTTCGCTGCGCTGGTCGTGCCAGTCATCGACTGCGTCTGACCACGCTTCCAGCGTTGCGAAAGGCTTTCCTGTCTTTGGATCGTTGTCGCTTAACTTCGGCTTTGCTTGTTTTACAGGCTGCGTCTTGCCAGTTTCCGGTTGCGAATCCGGCTTGTCGCTTGCTGCTACTGGCTGAGAGGTTTTGCGTTTCAATTCCTCGTGCTCGCGCTGGAGATTGCCGAATTTCTCGGATAGTTCTCGCCAGCGCTTTTCAGACCTAGTTTCTCTTTCCTGCGGTTTGGCGGCTGGCGATGCCGCAGCGGTTTCGCTCTTGGGCGCAGGCGTGGCGTCCGATTTCGCCGGTTCAGACGCGGGAGCCGACTCCGCAGGTTTCGGCGGTGCTTCAGAAGTCTTGATCTTGATTGCCGGGATGTCGCCTTTCTCGCGCCAAGTCTTTAACTCATTGGCAGTAGCGCCATCCAAGCGTTCTTGCACGCTTACTTCTGGAGTTTCTATGGCTGGGGCCGACTCAGCCGGGATTTCGGCGGGTGTGGTGCTCATTTATTTCCTTTCAAATGCCCGTGTCGCTGGGCTGCGAAGAATTCATTTCTGCGGAGTGGCGTGGCATCGCCCATCGTCGCTCATAGTCACCGCATCGCCTGCATGAGGCTCGTTGTCAAAGACGCAGGTGCCGACCACGCCATCCCCAAAGTCCACTTTCAGATCATCTCTGACGCGACCGTGCATGGCTGGTCTGGAGCAGGCGGCGAGAAACAATAGGCACATCAATATTGAGGCAAGTTTCATAGGCTTTCCCTCTACGAAAGTAGTAAACTTGGGAGCATGGACGATCTGTTAACCGCTAGGCTCCCATTAGTCTGTAATTTGTGTGGTCGCAGTTCTTGTGGAGTCTCGGCGATCATCACCAGATCAATTCCGGAACGAGGCATTTGGATGGGCGATACATACCATTTCGGTTGCCTTCCTAGTGATGTAGAGTTCTTGCACTGTCCGGTTCCTGAGACTGAGAAGGAGTAAACATGCGTCTAGGCGAACCTACCGTATCGTGGCCAACTGATCCGGAGAAGTTTTACATTCATTGCATGTTTCATGAGTTCTTTTGGGGACCATACGATTCTTTGGAAGCGGTTGAGACCGCACGAGAACGCATGACCAAGATTGATGATTACTGGAATTACGATCCCGACGCTGTAGTGCGTGGAGATTTGACGCCCGAACCTGATCGGCGTATCGAGAAATTGACGTATTGCACGCCCCAACGTCACTGACCAGCCCCCGGCTGCGGTTCCTGCTGTGCCATCTGCTGTTGATGCGCTTGGTCAGAAGCCTGAGTCTGAGCCGCAGTAGCAGCCTGCTGCTGCGCTAAACTCTGCTGGTGTTCTTGATCTGCAGCCTGCATTCCGACCTCGTGGGCGGCCTGGTGATTCTCGATCCAAAACCTCTGATACATTTCCTGCTCCTGCTGGGCCTGTTGATTCTTGGCTGAGATGAGTGCTACGAGCACCTTGATGTCGTTCTGCATCTGGGCAATCGTCTGAGCATTCACGTGGGAAGCGGCATCCGCTGAACCATCTGCTTGAATCTCCATCTGCTTGATTTGAACCTTGGTTTGTGCTTCAAGCTCCCGCTTCGCTCGGTCCTGATGCAATGCTGCGTTCTCGGTCTGAAGCTGCGTGAGTTGCTGTTGCAATGCCTGCAATTGCTGCTGCATCTGCGCCGGATCGCCTTGTGGCGGCTGTAGAATATTGACCATCTGGTCGCCGATCGGCCCCATCTGCTTCAACTGAATGATCAAGGCTAGTAACTGCGTCTTGATGTTCTGGTCCAAAGGCAAAGCTGCTAGTTCTTCGGTTAGTGTTTCCAAATAATCGCTGGCTTCCTCGCGTTGCGAATCTTCGTTCGGGCCAACCGAGATGGTCACGTCGTACTCGCCCAGCTTCATGTCGTGCTGCTGCTGGTTTCCATCATCGTCCGTGTAGGGCTTGTTGATCCAGACCAGCTTTTCTTTCCCGTCCCTCATGCGAATCGGAACTTGGCGCGGCGTAACTTCGATCTTGCCTTGCAAGTCATTGATGATCCGCCCCATGGCAACAATGAAGCGGTTGTAATTTGCAATGAAGTGGAAAGAGCCTATATCAGACTGCTCGTCAAGCTCTTGAATGGCCTTGCCCGACTTCACGTTCGTGTCATGCCGCCCCACGGAAGTGTTGTACATCCCTACTGCGGTCTGCCCAGCGCGCAAGAACGACTCCGAGGCAATCTCTAGGTTCTGTACCGGCGGGTCAAAAGGTTCCCTGATCGGCGGTTGTGCCGTCTTTTCTCCATTCGGCAACTCTACTGCCTTGTAGTAGATATAAGGCTTCGGACTGCGGTTCGCATCTGCCAACTCCTGCTCGTGCCCCTCAAATTGGCCCTCTAAAGCCAGGTAGTTCGTGCGTGGTACCATGCCGATGGATTCGATCTTGCAAGTCTCGACGTAGTTGTATCCCATCTGCGAATCCCGAGCATTGCGGATCAGCGAGAGCAGCAAGCGCTTTGAACTGCCTGCCTCGGTCAGATACAGTTCCTTGCCGAACACGGGCACGATGGGAATCCACTTGCCCACCCATTCGTTCTTTTCGAGGATTTCGACGCCGTTGGTAAGGTACTGCCAAATCTTCGGCACTCTAGTAACGCGGCTGTTACTGAGCTTTACTTTGATCTGCGGGAATTCGCCGTCTGCCGGATAGATCACGTGGCCATCTGCGATGCTGCCGCCGCGCTCCAGCAGCTTGGATTTCAGTTCAGTGAGGAAACCAGCCTGCCCACCATCGAACTGCAACAGTTCATCCTCAGCATGCTCTTTGCGCCAATACTCCGCGATCTGAATGGATTTGCTCTTGACCCACTTCGGGAACTGCTTGCCTATCTCGCCTTCGAAGTCTTGGACTTCCGCTTTGGGCCAGCGCCGCCGGAATTCACTCTTCAATATCTCGTCGATGACGAAGCAGTGATTGGCATCTGAGCAGTCGAGTTCCTTGCACGCGGCATCAAAGATCACTGCATCCGGGTTTGGTATTCGCCGGATGCAGATTTCCTGATCAAAGCTGGTTTCTGAAACATAGCGCAAGGAGACTCGCGCAAAGCCATAACTGCGCTGTACAGCGTTTTCTAAGGCAGTCGTATAAGCTGCTTGGGCGTCTGAGCGGTACTGAATTGCCCTGATGCGGTTCTCGCGCAACTCTGCGAGCTTTGCCGTCGCCCCGAAGCCTGCTGGCGAAATCTTGATCTCCCTCGGGTGCTGCCTGACTTCGTTGATGACCAAGTTGGTGAACTGATTGAGGAAGTCGCAGTTGAGCATCGGGCGTTCACTGCCCTTTTGCCTGCGGTTCTGCTTCTCTTTCTCCGGCCAAGCGTCGTTGGCGATGTACAGCACGTCCTTCGCACCTTCTTCGCGGATCGTGCTGAAGGCGTCAGAATCGTACTCGTAGTTCTCTCGGACCTCACGCAGCAGTTTGGCGTCTTTCGTGCCGACTGCCCCTGTGTCTGTCTTGTAGGTTACTTCAGGCATCTAGCGAAGGTTTTCTCTGCTGCGCCAGTTGTACTGATGGGATTCAACTTCAGTCGTCTTGCGCTGCTTACGCTTTGCTACTACTCCGTTAGCCGTTCTCACCGCGCGGCCTTCGTCGCCAGTCTTAGCGAGTACAGAGTTTGCGACATCTCGCCACTGGCGCTGTTTTTTAGGAGTATTGGCTTTGTGCGTTTTAGCCTTTGCGTCGCTAGGTGTCCAAGGCATTACTCG